CCCGCCGGTCCCGGGTCGCCCTGTTCGCCGTCCATGACGTCAAACGTGTGGTCGCCCTCCGCGTCCGTGATGGTCACCTGGTGCCCGCCGGTGATGGCCTCCACCGCCACGGTGGGGCTCACGCCGTCCTGGCCCGGCTGTCCTGGATCGCCCGGGTTGCCGGGGTTGCCCTGCCTGCCGCGCGGGATGCCGAAATGGAACACGCCGTCAGCATAGCTGGCCGTCGCGCTGGATCCGGCCGTCAGGGTCTCCGCCTCCGCGCCCGGGTTCTCCAGCAGGGCTGCAGCCGCTTCGGCCCGGTCTGCCGCGTCCGTCACGTCCTCAACCCAGCTCTCCCAGGGTTCCGGGGGTTCAGAAGAACCGTCAAGTGACCTCTGAATATCAGTATCATACACATCATCCTTGAGGATCTTGCCGTTCTTGCTTGCGATAACCTCGCATTCACCACTGCCCTTTTCAGTAAGGTCACCACTTTGCAGAGTCCAGAGCAGATAACCGTCAGAGATTTCAACATACTGCCCGTTCACAGGATAGGCATCAGTGTCACTCGGTCTGCGGTTTAGGACAGTGAACTCTGCATCCGGGAAATCAGAAAGGACATCAGCAATAGGCAGACGAACCACACGGGTTTCGTTCTCCCCTACCTTACCGATGACCACCTTTTTCCCTTTGCTCACATCGATGATCATTGTCTTCACTCCTTATCCGGGAAATATTTGTAGATGAAGGAACACCTATTCACTGTCCTCCAAACGGTAGAAACCGCAACATCACACATTTCTGCCAACCGTTCCATTGATCCCGGATAACCGGTCAGATAAGTGATCATGATTCGCCTATCCTGCAAACGATGAATGTACTGCTCACAGATTTCCGTAATTTCATCTGCACTGTACTCATTCAGATTTCTGTCCATTGTAAACCTCCGTAACGGGGGTTCGTCCATTCACCACATCCCGGAACGTTTTCTGCCAGTTTTCCTCACGGGCAGAGTAACTGTTTACAAAGATCAGAATGGAACCGATGGAAATGATTACGGCAGTAATGCATACTGCAAGCAGTGCAAAGAACATTCTCCTGTTCGCAAAATTCAAATGCATGATTGTTTTGTCTGATTCAAAACGGTTGATCGTGTTTTCTTCATTCATAATCCTGTCCCCCGTATCGGCAGTGTTAAGTTACTGATTACCTTCGTCAAGCACTTCGTCAAACGGTTCTTCCTGCTCTGCGTTGTACTGGTTTGTGCTGATCTTCAGCAACGCACCAAGAAACGCATCAATAGCAGTGATCGTACCGACAATCTCTGCTCCGTAAGGGAATCCCCAAATCTTTGCAAGTGCAAAATACAGGGTTCCTAAAGCAGGAAGTACGATCTGTGCGATATACTTCAGTACATCGTAAACCTTGTTGCTCATCCTCATGCTCACTCATCCTTTCAGATCGTCAATCCTCTTGTGTGCGCTTTCAACGGACTGTTCCACCCGTGCGACCTTCGTCTGTAGGTCACTGATGTCGCTCTTGATGACCCTGTTATCCACCTTGATATCATCAATACTCGTTCTGATATACCGGATATCAGCGGACATCGTTGCCCTTTCGGATGCATCACTCTGCGTATCGTGTTTGGCATTCCTTGTGAAAGCAAGCACTGTGAATATCAGTGCGATGACCGGAACGGCAATAGCGACAATGGTTTCGATAGACATGGTTCTCACTCTCCTTCATCCAGAAACTTTTTCATCATCCAACCTGTCTTGCCGTTATAGGACACATACTCCCACTGACTCGGAGGTGGATTCTCTATCTTCACACGGGTTCCCGTATCAATCCGTGTAATGATATCCGCTTTCTGACAAGGATCTTTCCGCAGTGCTACCCGTGTTCCGGTCACATCCGCATATCCTTTGGGAACTGGAGTGTTGTTATAGTCAACACCCTTTAATTCACCCCAGTTCGTCCATTTGGAGTCCGTTACTTTGCTTTTAATTACACCCTGTCTGGTTGATGCAGCTTCAATTACATACCCGTTGCCGATGTATAGTCCGACATGACTGTAGTTGTTTTTGTCTTTCTTGTAGACAAACACCGCAGTGCCGGGTTTCAGAACACCACCGTCCGACCGTTTGCCTTTGGAAAGTGTGCCTTTAGCAGTAGTGTATTTCTTGTACATGGTGTCCGACCCATGATACATATATCCACCTAACTGCTTAAATGCCCATGTGAACAGACCGGAGCAATCCGCAACATAGTGTCCGATCCACTGACTTCCGTATTTGACGGTCATCTCACGGGTTGCCGCTTTTTGCTTTGCTTCAGTCCAGAGAACTCCTGCTGCACCCCATATATATCCCCATTTATCGTATAACGCTTTCTGGAACTTTGCGATCAATGCTTCAGAACTAATGACCTTGTCATTCGCCATGTACTCACCTCCCATTACTATTTTATCATTCGTCAAAATCATGCTATGTCATAGATACTTCCGCTGATAACAAGTGCATAGATTTTTGCATCGTAAGCAGTTGATGTGGTGACTTTAATATTATTACCAGAAGCAGCAGCAGTAATGTTATCACCACCACCAAGATCTGCTATAGCAGGAGAACTGCTTGCCCTTCCTCTGCACAGGAAAGCATGGGTTCGTGCGTTACCGGAACCAACAACCAGAATCAGGAAATCAACCGTTCCAGAGAACGTAATTGTTTTACTTGAATCGTTTATCGTACCGATACTCACAACTTGTCCGAACTGCTTGCATCCGTCACCATAAAACTTTTTTGCATATACTGCTTCCAATGGTCTTTCTGAACTGCCGACCGCAAGTTTACTGCCAGACATCGCATGGATTGTTGGGTTTCCACCCGGAATGTAGTCGTAATCAACTCCCATGCTCCGTCCATAGGTACTCTTGTCAACCACACCAAGCCTGACCAACGGATTGTTATAAACATAACCGCTGACAGTTCTGTTCATTGCATACAGGTACGTTCCGAAGTCACAATCACTCGCTACGGAGTTTTTGCCGATATAATAATCCTGTTTTTTGCTATTAACTGTTGTCCGTCCAGACAAACCCGTATCATCGAATCTCCAACTTCCTGCTTTGATATACTTGTTCACACTGTCGATGATAAAGTTCGTTGCCTGTACATCAAGCACACCACCGGAGATCAACTTCAAATACTTACCACCGGAGATCGTAACACCTTCGTCTGTGATATCTACACCGGAACGAATCGTATACTTGTTCGCAACCATGCCACCATCACTGTACTGTTCCCTTGCACTCTGGCTCAACTCATCCCGTGAGGTCTTTCCTGTGCATTCATAGGTATCCTCATTGCCGTTGCCCCATGACAGAGTCCGTCCGAAGATGGGCATATCATAGGTATTCCCGGAAGGGTCTGCAATTTCAATAATGTCACCGGCTTCGACCATCCAATTCCCTGTAATATTCATCGTTGCCGGTCTGTATGCTCCGAATGCGGTAAACCTTGCAAGCATATTCGTCAGAACTGTTGTGATATTCGCAGTGGAAAGAACAAGAAGCAGAGGATTGTCAAGGATCTGATAAGGTTCTCCGCTACCACCGACAGGATACACAAATCCACTGACATTATCATCATATGTACAGGCAACACGGATCACCTGTACTGCCGGTGAATCTGCTTCATCAATATTGATGTCGAAGTAATCGTCCGCATCAACAGAATAGGCAGATGTCTGATCCGCAAACCACATCAGTTTCATGTTTCCGTCTGATGTGATCTTCGCATAGCATCCGTTTGCTTCGGCAATGTATGACAGTAAAGTCCTGCAAGTGATTCCCGGAACAAACGGACTTTCACTGTAACTCATTGACATCGTATCTGAATCTTCATCACCGGAAACATAGCCGATGCCAAGATATGTACACAGACCTTGATAGATGCTCTGCATAGTAGCAGGATAAGTGATTGTAGACAGGTATGTATCCGCAAGCACATCAAACTTCTGCATCCGGTCATACGCAGTAAACTCAATGGTTTCGCTCATTGTCCTGCGTTCAAGTTTGCTTCCGGTGAAATATCCGACCGTTACCCAATTCGTGGTTCCGCTGATATCCACTCCGAAGTCAACATGGAACTCCTCTGTCCAATCGAAACCAACGAACACAGAACTGTTCAGAAGATGCATAACAATCTCTGTGGATACTGCCATGCCCATTGTCATATCCGTTTCCGGGTTCAGAACAGTAGAAAGAGTAACCCCACCATCTGCACTGATATCACTGTCTGTCAGTGTGATCCCCTGTACAGGGAACACGATTCGCATATGGGTAGCGTTTCCGTTCAGAATCGCACTGTTGTAATCCGCAAGCGTACCGCTCGTTGGTGTAAGCACTCTCTCACCTCCTCAATATTCAATGAAAGCAAACCGCACGGGCATATAATGGATGATATGTGCAGACCTTTCAATCCGTTCAATTTCAAAGTCCACATCTGGTACATATACCGTAGCGGTCTTATAACTGTCCGTTGCCGGGTTGTAATATCGGATGTCAAGTTTCCTCTCAAGCGCATTCGTGTAGGCATTGGACAGTTTTGTATTGATATCATTGACCTCTGCGTTGGTCAGGTTCGTAGTGGTGAAGTCGATCTTCGATGCGGTATGCTCACAGGTAGTCCGCTTCAGCAAACCGGATGCGCTCCGTGCGGCGGACGATTCCATTCTTTGGTCAGGAGTGACCTTGTAGCTTTCCGCTTTGACATACTTCATCGGAAACTCAACATAGTTCGCTCCCGTCTTCAGTTCAATCAGTTTCCCATTGAATGCCATCTTTTACCGACCTCCTACCATTGCTCCATACATATCAAGACTCTGCTTCACTGTCCTGCCAAGGGCAGAAGATGCACCCAACTGAATGTTCCCACTCTTCTGGAGGATTCCACGGAGCAGATTGTTCTGTTCACGGAGCAGTGCGTTCTGCTGACTGTTCGCTTCAGCAACACCACGGCTGATACCGTCAACGATCTGGTCATTATTGGCAACCGTAGTCTGATTGCCGATCTTGCCAACCATTTCAGGCCCGGCCTCCCGTGCGATGAATAGCTGCCCAACTGACGGGAATCCACCGGCAGCGTTCTCTGTATATGTGTTGCCCCCCTTGATTACTGCCTTTATCGTAATCGGTGTCTTTTTTATCTCTTTAACAAAGTCTTGGGCAATGCTTGTGCCGATGTTGTTAATGTCTTTTGCAACAACATTCATTGTTGCAGTCTGGTTTGAGAACTTCTTTGCGATATCTCCCGGTTCACTTCCTGCCGCAAGTTTTGATTTCAAGGTAATGGAATAGTCTTTTTTATTGGCTGCGGTAACACCCTTTTTCATGACATCCATTACACCCTTGCCGGACTTTTCCTTTGTGCTGAAAGGTACGGAAACATTTTTCGTGTTATTCGTAATCGTTGTCTTTGGATCTTTACCTTTTGTGAACGAGGAATCCAAAGAAACGTTGTGTTTCTTATCGTCTACCTGTCCCTTAATGGCATCGTTCCAATCCTTTGCTTCTTTCTTTACGGAACTTGTCTTGTCATCCATGCCCTTGGAGAAACTCTCACCAACACCGGAACCGGCATTCTTCGCTGCTTCCGCAATAGAAGGATCAGAAAGTGCAGTCTTCAGACTGTTGATTGCATCCTTTCCAAATGCACCATTATCGTCCTTCAGTTCAATGACATCTCCAATTTCAATCGGTACAGGTTCCGGTTTGTCACCACTGTCAAACCAACTGCCGATCACTTCCCAGAACGGAGTGTCCCATGTCAGTGTCCACAGGTCATCACTTGTGAGATAGTCAGTGATTTCCTTAACCTTGTTGCGAATGCTATCAAAGATGGAACTGGATGAACCTCCTCCACCACCTCCACCTTCACCGGAACCGAAGTCAAGGACAATGTGCTTGGTATCAACAGTGTCAATCCAATCCATCAGATGACCAAGAACCTGTCCGTCATCAACAAAGACCAGATTGATATGTTTTCCGTCAGTTGTTTCAGTCCACTCGATAAGAGCAGTCACAAGTCCGTCAGTGTTCGTCACTTGGATGTCAATCGTCTTGACATTGTCCATGCTTGTGAGAAGGTCAATAACAGCCTTAATGGCAGTGGACAGAATTGAAATGCCTTCCAGTATCAGCTTCAGTTCCGTAACAGTATCGCACAGGTCACTAATTGCCTTATCTGCGATTTCAATGGATGTGGCATACTCTGTCATCTGTACGATTTTGTCAGAAATGTCCGGGAACTCAAGGTTCTCTTCCGGTATTACAATATTGATAACTTTCTCATCTGCCCTGTTGATCCACTCATCAAGCATGGCAAGAGAATTTCTTGAATCAATCAGTTCAAACGCAACGTATTTCGTATCGTCTTGGTCGATCCAGATTTTGTATGTTTGCATATCTCCCTTATCATCGACAAACTTGATTGCAACCTCCTTCTCGTCAACGTTTTTAATCCAATCAATAACAGAATTAAAGTCACCAAAGTTGTCAATGATGCGGATGCCAACTTCTTTTGTGTCTTCAAATTCAATCCAATTACGGAAAGTCACATAGTCACCGTCATGATCTACCATGACGATTTCAAGTTCTTTGCTCCAATCCGCATTATCATGCTCTTTCTTCCACTTCTGATATTCCTCGTCATCAACTTTAATTTTAATTCCACTACTAATCAGACCAGACAGAAGATTTATAATGATTTCAAGAATGGACTGAACAAGTGACAACCCTTCAAGTGCAGCTTTAACTTCAAGAATAGTTGTTTCCAATGCTTTCAGTGCTTCTTTCGCTGCGATTGCTGCCGCTGCATACAATCCCATCTGTGTCACTTCTCCTGCAATGCTTGGAACAGTTGGGAATTTATTGTTTTTATCAAAGAGTTTCGTCAAAATATCTTTCAATGTTTTAGCGGCAGTGCCAACCCCAAACAGATTAAGAATCTTCTTAACCCATTTAAAAATTTTAGGAAGAATAACTGCACCAAGTACACCGGCAAGAATTGCTTCAATAATGGGTTTCCATTCTTTCAACCACTCCGGGATCGGAGCATCTTGGAACATATCCTCATACTCAATATCGTTATTATTCTTGCCACCACCTCCACCACCTTGTGACTGAATGACATTTAATTCGTCAAAGGCTGCAAGCAGTTCCCTTGTTGATTTTGTTGCTTTGTCTGTTTCTTCTTTATATTCTTCCGCATTGAATACTGCCTTTTTATATGTTTCCTGCCCGTTTAAAAGCGCAAACAAAGCAGTAATCGCATTGAGTGCTTCAAGAGCGGCATCCGCAAGCATATTGAAAACAGGCATAAGTTTCATAAGTGCAGTGCCGATAGCAGCACCAAACTGATTCTTAATCTGTTTCCACTTGGAATAAATCGTATCGATATCTTTTGCATAACCAAGACCTACTGCCTTGGCATACATATAGAAGTTGTCAAAACCTTCCTTTGCACCTCTCAAGAGCGCACGGATCGTCTGACGGATGATCATTGTCTTTGCAATCCGTCCAATAGAAGTCATCAGTCTGCCAAACGCAGAAGTCAGTTTATCAACAGAAGGGGATTCCTTACCAAGAGCATTCGTCCGATCACGGATCTGATCTGTTCTTACATTGATCTGTTCCGTCTGCGCTTTCAGCTTTTCCGTCTGTGCATTGACCCTTGCAAGTTTCGCCGCATCCATCTCACTCATCTGGGCGGCTTTTGCGGTTGTTTCGGCACTGCTCTGTTTCTGCTTGTTCAGTTCCTTGACTGCTTCAGTGGTTTTTTTGACTGCTTCTTCCTGCCGGTTCATCTCCTGTGTTTCTTCTTTAATCGTCTGCACAGGAGCAGTATCCTTCATGGCAGTATTCATTTCTTGGATGACCGGAGTAACGGTTTGTGCTTCCTGTTTCAGAAGTCCGTATTTCGCCTTTACAGAATCCGGTACGATATTTTCTGGGACTCTGTACTTTGCAAAGTATGATTCTGCTTCTTCCTTCCGTCTTGCGAGGTATTTTTCTGGATCAGCAACAGGATCCGTTGCTTTCCTTCCAAGCGAATCTTGATACTTTGAAATCTCCTCTGCGGTAGGGAAAGATACCTTTGGCATGGAATCTCCAAGTTCCTTTACCGCAGCAGTTTCCTTTTTGATTGCATCGGTAGTCGCTTTGACATCCTTTGCCTTATTTACAGACTTCATTACGTTGTTAAACGTAGTATTGCTATACCCCTTCAGTTTTGCCATTTCCTCATTCAACTGTTTCATGGCATTCGTAGGGGCAGTAAGATTCTGTGCCAAAACACGAAGGGAACTGATCAGTTTGCCCATTCCCCTCGTTGCTTCTTGTGCATTCGCACTAACTCGCAGTTCAAGAGTTTCAAGGTTAGCCATTCTGATCAGTCCCCTTCTGCTTTCTTCTGAATTTAGCAGAGAACATCGACAACTTCTTTACTAAAGCAAGCCGTTCCTGTCTTATTTCCTCCTGCTTTTCCGCTTGTGTTTTAGGATAAATATCGAGCGGAGCTTTTAAGTAATATTCCTTGTGCTTATCAAATGCGTTATGGATCGCAACGGCAACTGCATTACATACATACGATCCCTGTATCCACATTTCCTCATTCCGCTTGCGTTCCTTGAGCCGGTATGCCTGTTCATATGCAGTTGCCATCCAAGGATCACCATGCCAGAACTGTTCGTATGTCATCCCATATAACATATATATAGGACACTGCTCTATGAACACATCCGTAAAGGTTCGCTTTTCCTGCGGAATATCTTCCTCTGGCAGAGAATAGTCGCTTACATCTCCACCGTGATCCGGGAGTTTTTTCCTTCTTTCTCCCTGTTAGCAGTGAGGGACTCAAGGGTAGCGGCATAAAGCGCACCAAGCCTTTCTGCCATACCTTCCGGGAGTCCACCAAGGTCTTCAAAGAAGATCCTGTCAGTCTTCTCACGGGAAATGTTCTTATGATGCATACGGAACGCATAGTAGAACATATCCGGGAGCAGAGTCATGGGATAGTCACCGACTTCGTTGTACCGGAAACCTCTCGCTTCGGCAAACTTGATACTCTCCCTGTCAAATTCAAGGGTGTACACCATGCCGGTTTCATTGTCGGTCAGTTTAATGGGATTCACCTGTTCATTGATTTCCTTGCTTGCCATTTTTCTTTCCTCCCCGTATAGGTTTAATAATATGTTAGAGGGGTAATCCGCTGATACGGGCAACGGAAGCGGACGAACCGTTGTCCCCCGTCTAACCGTGTGTGTCATGCGGACTTCAGTCCGCTGCTGCGTTTAGGTACTCGCAGTCTTCCATCCACCGATCTCGTTGGGAACCACATGAAGCGTAGATTCGATAACCGCATCCACACCCATTTCATTCACACCCAGTTCAATCGGAATACCGGCGAAATAGAAGGAATCGAAATTGGGAATGCAGATTTCAAACCATGTCGCTTTTCCGCTTGCCCAAGCACTGTTCGCAGCTGCAACGCAAGCCGCCCACTTGGTCTTAAGATCAGCGGTCAGGTTAGCGGTGAAGTCGAAGGAATCACCAACATCCTTCACACCGTCAATGTACCGGCGGTACTCGTCTTCCAGATTCGTAACCTCAATCTTGTTGGGGTTAATGTCAATGGAAGGAGTATTCTTGATGTCCGGGATCTGGGTAAAACCAGAAGTGGGCATCGTTCCTGCCGTAGACTCGCACTTGTACTTGAGTTTCACTCCGATCGTGTTGAACTCCAGTGCCATACTTTCTCACTCTCCTTGTTGTTCTTGCAGTTATCTCCTGTACATCTGGAACGTAGTTGTTTCGACCACATTGTCACCGGTTCCGGTAACAGTGGTTACTCCCTTGCCTACGATCACACTGTAACGGGCATACTGTCTGAAGATACTCCGTTTTACGTTCAGCGGTTCACTCATGTTGATCCGTCTGAACTTCATGCTTTGCATAATACCATCCACAAGGTTCAGAAGTTCACGGCATTCACTCCGTGCGGTTCCTGCTTTATCAGAGTAGATATCTACCTGATAAGTCAGTCTGGCATAGTTTTCCGCACAATCGTCAGTGTCCATCCTCTGGACAGGTGCATTGTTCGTTTCCCTCACCACTATGCACGGGAATGTTGCGTTTTTCTCAATGAAACCCTGTGTTACAGGCAGATTCGGATATACAGTCTGAACTCCGTTGATCACTGTATCAATGACCAGATTCTCAACATCGATCATATCCGTATCACCTCCTCCGCAAGATCATCTCCGTTCTGGAGAATATGGTATTTTGCATTCAACAGTCCTGCCCTTGGTTGGATAGCAGTGAATACTTGTCCACCGAAGTGCCACTTGCCGGTCAGGAAGTATTCTTTTGATCCGACTTGTTCAGAATAGGAACCGGGGTATACATCCACACCGGCATAGTTTTCAAACTGAACAGGCATTGTCGCATCACCGGCTCCGAACTCGGCAATGTAGACTGTTTCATCGTCTTCGCCACTCACACCGATATGCCCGACAACAAGTCCATCCTCATCCTCGTCCCTCTGCCCCCATGCAGTTGCCATGCTCCCATAGTGGGAGTTTGCAACCTCTGCACCGTCAGTCACGATGAAGTCTACAAACTCACCAATGCTTGCTTGCAGTTCTTCCTTCGCATCCTCCAGTTTACGGATGGCAGATTCGATACTTTCTTCAGTCAGTCTGATGTTCAGTTTCAACTGACATCCACTTCCTTGAGGTAGTAAATCAGATGGTTCAGACTCGTTGCCTTACGGACGATCTTGAAGTTTGGAGGTGTGGGTTCAGTTGTTTCCACAGTCTGTGTTTGACCATCAACCACAATCTGTGTCTGCACTGTCCGTTCATGCGGAATGCCGAACCAGACGATGCTTTCCTCACCCATCTCGCAGTTCATATCTTCCGTGGTCGCACGGTGAGTGTACCCTGTCGCTACACCATATCTCTCCAGTTCTGCCATACCTTGGGAACCAAGGTTGTTAGCACCGGATGAAATGGCAATCGACATTCTCGCAAACTGTGCGGTTCCGTAGGTAATCTGCTTCTCGCCAGTCTTCAGACCGTTACTGTCTGTCACATAGGCAGAAGTCCCTGTCGGATTCGCAAACCACAGTGTCTGCTTGTTTCTGGCAAGCAACCTCATGCTCACCCACCCACTTTCACATAGGGGGTCAGTCGGCAGAGGATGTCATCATCGTCCACCGTACTGTAATTGCGGTTTACACCGTTCTCCTCATGGTTGATCTCGCCCTCACTGCCCCTACGAAGGAAAAGCCTTGCAGCCAGTTCGCACTGGGTCGCATCATACCGGGCAGGAATGTCGCTTTCACTTTTCCCGGCATCGTAAGGATAAAGCCTTTCCAACATCTTGTTACAGGCAAGGGTCAGGTAGACCACCACAACGGCATCAGTCGCACCGGCATCATCTTCCACAAGGGTTTTCACCATTGCGATCTTTTCTGCGTTCGTCATAACGGTCTACCTCCCTGTCTTACTTCACGGTTCTCCGTCTGCTCTTGGTGGTAGCAGCGGTCTTCCGCACGGGTTTCTTTTCGACCGGTTCTTCAACCGGTTCTTCCGGTTCAGAGAAAGGAAGTTCCTCTGCTACCGGTTCAGCAGTTTCAGCGGTCTTTCTCTCCGCTATTTCCTGCTCCATCAGTGTGATTGTTGTCAGCATTCCCATATCATGCCGACCTCCTCATCAAGCGTGTTTCTTGATCCTGACTGCCTTGGAAGCATCGTACAGGTAGCACACATAGTGCTTGGAGCCGGTCACCACATTGGTGAAGTTGAGGATGTTCCTGTCATGCTCGATCATGGTTCCCCTCTTCATGATCAGGCGAAGCGCACCGGGTTTAACGATGTAGGCTTCCTCATCATAGTCATGATCCGCATCCTTCAGTTTATTGCTGACGATGATCTGGCAACCATAGATTTCACCGACAGAACCGGCAATGAGTTTCTCCGCAGTGATCTGGGCGGCAGGAAGCCAATCAGTGGTCTTGCGGATCTTGTTGTACAGTTTGGGGGAAACCACAACCACACGGTTGCCGACATCGATGTCTTCACCGAACAGTTCCAGAGCATCAGAGATGTCAGCAGGAGCAATCGCAGTGGTGGAAGTGGAGGTCTGGTACACCATCGCACCGGAGATGGACTGGAGGGCAGTGAGCATATCATTGTCTTCCTTGTTTGCGATGGCAGTAGCAATCTGCATGACGGTCTGACCCATCGGATCACCGTAACCGGAGAGCAGACTCTCGTCAGAAAGCTGAACTCCACGGGCAACCTTGCTCACAGTGACGGTCACAGAACCGGCAGTCAGAGCAACGGGGGTCAGGGAAGAACCTTCAGCCAGAACTTCCGCATCACCGATGTAGGAGTAACTGGGAAGGGTCAGGGTATCACCCGGCTGACCGACAAGCGTATTGTCGATCTCCGCAAGAGGAGCAAACCGGATGAGATCATGCAGTTTCTTCTCAACCATATCAGCCAGAACTTCCGGGTTGATCAGGTTGGAAAGGGTGGTCAGTGCCATGATATCAACTCCTTATTTGTTTAGTTCGTGGTACAGATCCGGGTTCTCATTAAAGAGTTTCAACCGGTCTTTATATCCCATTCCATCGAACTCCGCTTTAGTCATTGTCTGCTTTGCTTCTCCACCCGGCAGGATGGGGTTGCTCATCAGGGACTTGGCTTGCATTTCTTTGTCATGGGATGCAATAAACTTGCGAATCCCGTCAAACAGTTTGGCAGTGTCCCCACTGTTGATTGCTTCTGCGGTTGCCTGTGCCAGACTCTCCTCAAAACCAATCGAAGTGAGTTGTGCCTTATGATTTGCGACATTCCGTTCATTGCGGAGCAGTTCCAGTTCCTGCTGCATGGCAGTTGTTGCAGCTTCCTGTTCTGCCCTCGACTTCTCTTCCTCGGTCATCCTTGCCTGTAATTCCTTCTTGTACTTGGAAGCATCGGCAGAAGCATTCGTCACACTCTGCTTGAGTTTGGCATTTTCCGCTTCCAGTGCCTTGATGCGCTTATCCAGTTCAGAGGAATCCACAGACTGGGTTTCCTTCGTTTCATTCGTGTTTGCGGTATTCTCAAGTTCATTAGCCATTGTTATATATCTCCTTTGCGATTAAAGTCTTCTCTGACTATTCATTGCGATTAGAGTCTTCTCTGACTTATCTCAAAGCGTTTCCGCTTAAAGATTCCATTCTTCCCTTGGGATCGGTTTCACATCGTTGTTCATGTGGAGCAGGAAGTCCCGGAGAGTTACGCTTTCCATCAGCAGTACACCCTGTTCCACCCGGTAGTTTCTTGCCACCTTTGCCATTCCTGCAATCTTCTTTGGATCGATTTCTTTGTAGACCCTCCAGTATTCATGCATGAATGTGCAGTACCACCGTTCTGCTATCCGGTAATCCTTCGACAGTTCCGCTTTATGCCATGAGTCCTGTTGGAAATCGTAGTAACCGTCAATGATGGTCTTGACTACCGTAAGTTCAAGCGCATCCTTCAGTCCCCGTTTTTCCATCTGCCGTGCAATGGCAATTCGCTGACGGATCTGGTGGTCAAATGTTTTGATGATCCAGTTATCGTACTTGCGACTCACTGAATCAGGGTTCCAACACCAGAGGTAAAGGCTTCCGTTGATTTCTCCAATCTCTTCGTCCAGTGCCACTGCCTGTGTCAGTGTGTTGAAGTACACATCCTCATGCAGTGTGAGTTTGTCATGGTAGCGGAGATCGTTCGCCCGTAGCCAAGACAGACGGAACATCTTTCCGTGGTTGAAAATGTAGTCCCTTGAGTGACTGTGGTAGATGATGTCCCCGTCAACCTTGGCAATCTCTTCCATGAAATGCGACCAGTACATGACCTTTGTCTGGTCTTTCGCCGCAGTCAGCAGTACATGGAGAGCATTTACGGACAGGAAGGTGTCATCAAAGTCACAGATCATCACCCAGTCCGCATCTGCCGCATCAAGTCCTGCGTTTCTCGCTACGGATACACCACCGTGCGGTATACACAGATTCCTGACTTCAAACGGATACACCTCAAACAGTTCATCCTCCATTCTGCTTTCCTCACCGTCATTGATGAGGATCACTCCGATGTCATCAAAACTGATGTTCCGTTGCAGTGCCAACATATCGAACCAAGGTTTCCCAAGCGACCAAGGGGACTTGTAGTGCGTGATGATCAGATCAAGCACATGATGCCTATGCGGTTTGCCCGTACAAACCACCTCTCTTTCTGTCATGTTGCCAGAGTGAGGAAACACCGGCAGTTCACATTGAGGTCTGGACTTTCAAAACCACCGGGAGCATAAGCACAGTCATCTGCCACATAAAACAGATCATCAATGCCTACTGTCTGCCCTTCCAGTTCCATGTGTGCATCCCGGACTTTCCAGTCCAGTTGCGTGTTCCACCGTTTCTTCAGTCCATCCCGTCCGCTTTCCTTGCCACAGTCCGTCACTCCAGTGTTGTAATCACGGACAGATTCTGTATCGATCAATCGGATCAATTCCGCAGCGGTTCCCGTAAGAATCCACTCATCTGCCCGTTCCCTAAAAGTCTTATTTGCGATTTCAAGGTTCACACATTTATCATCAAGTCCGTCCTTCATTCGGACAGATCCAATGACCTCCTCCGCATCCTTCCATCCGAATCCGTAGACCAGACAGAGGACATACTCCAGATAGTCGCAGAACCGATCTTTCTGCTTCTGCCGTTCCTCAACCGGGAGTGACATGATTCGCTCCGCTTCCTCCCGGATGAGGTTCAGTTCATTCCACTCAAACAGTGTTTTCGCCATCGTCCGTCACCCCCGTATTGGTGACCTTGACTTGCATCTTCATTGCTTCCTGCTTCTGTTTTTCATACCACTCCATGCCCTTGCGGTATGCTTCTTCGGTATCTACAAACAGACCGGATGCTTCGTATGCTTTCTGCGGATGCACCTTGTCATTGGCAAGCATCGTCACCAGAGTCTGGGACTTGGACAGGATGTTCTCATAGTTCCTCCGGGTGAACTTCACATCCAGATCAGTGGGATCGAACTCCAGTCCTGCGATACCCCGGCAAAGGATGGATACCACCAGAAGCATTTCCTGTTCTGGCAGATGGAACATCGTTTCAAAGGCTTGCGCTCTTGTTTCTGCCCCTTCCCAACCGTTCTTGAGAACCACCGCACCATTGTTGGAGGAATCGGATGTTCCACCGGCACTCTGGGACGGTACACCGACAATCTGGAGGACTGCGTTATACATATCGTCCTTGAGTGTCTGGTTCTGCGCTTGGTCGAGTTGCTCGGACAGGATCTTGATGTCAGCCTTACTGTCACCAGTGGTCTTGAGGAGGATCATTCCTGCCTGACGGATAGTGTCGGCAGTTGTCCCTTCCTCGACTTGGCAGTTATACAGAACCATCAGGGACTGGACAAACTGCTGAACCGCTTCGTTCCTCGCACAGTCAAAGTCATTGATCGCATCAAGCAGAGAAAGCACGATCTCAAAGCATCCCTGACGAGCAGAGTTGTTCTGGTACTCGATGATGGGGATCACACCGAACCGGTTAATGTCGATGGATACCTTCCCGGAGTCATGCAGAATGGTGTACACCCTGTTCACCGTATAAACAGTGAATGTGGTATTCCCGTCACGATCGGTAACATAGTTCACACCGGCAATAACCTCTTTGCTGAAGTCATTCCTGCGGATCACGAATGTGTTCCGGGGGTCAAGTGTGTACAGGCAGAACGGGGACTTGATCAACGGATTCCTGTTCTGTGTCACATACCGGTAACCCAGACCACATACCATGCACCACTCGATCAGTTCCCTGTCCTTCGTTGCCTTTCCGACAATCCGCATCAGGTCATTCAGCTTTTCGACCGTTGCAGATACGTTGTCATCCTTGGCAGAGGAAACATAAACAATGGGTTTTCCTGCGATATACCCAACTTTGAAGGAAACCAGTTCATTCGCACGATTCTCACAGATCTTTTGGGTCAGTTCATCTCGCAGTTCCCTCTTGCGGAACAGAGATGGTTGCTTGCCCTTGAAGTATTCCCAGAGGTATTCGATTTCGGAACGGTTGGTCAGGTGATCGAGGTATGCCTGTTCAACCACCCTCACAACATTCTCGTCCGTAATGACCGGCTCGGAGGAATAGATGACCTTCCGACCGAACAGAAACTTATTCGGAAGCATGGTCACATTGGTGATTTCGCTCATTCTGATCCCTCCGTTGCTTGATAACCGGAACCCCTACCCCCTGATCCGGTTGCAGTGAACTACTCTGCTCCATCGTACTTCCGTTCTGCGTTGTCCGTTCTCGCCGCACTTGTTGTTTTATGCGTTTTATAATCGCAGATCGTTTTCCGCACGAACCAGTTCAGAACTATCAAAAAAGGCACATGACTGCTTTTCTCACAATCATGTGCCTGTTAATTCATATCAGGATGCAGTAGATGGAGTGACTGCACCCTGACGGTCAAGGAGGAATGTTCAGTCCGGGTTCGCCGGGGTCAGGCAAACCAACATCCTTGTCATTCCATATATAGTATAACATATTGTCAAATACCCTTACATTTAGAACATCCTGCGGACGATTTCTACCCTGTTGTTTCCGAAAAATGCCATGTTGATTGCCATTGCAAGACTATCCGGGGCATCATCGTGCTTCACTTTTCCTGTCATAGAGAAAGCATAGACATTCTGCATGAATTTTTCGTATGCTTTTGAACGTTTCCCGGTTTCAAGGAAGATCATACGGTCACGGATGTCCGGTGCTTTGTCAAAAATCCGTTGCGCTTTGCCGTTCCCTGTATAATGCTTTGTAGTTTTCATGACATTCACCCGGAAACCCTTCTCCCGGAGCAGATTATCAATGCCATCCGCATATTCTGCGGTCATTTTTGTCGCTTCAACCCCAATAGATGCTACATTGTTGCTGATAGCAACATCTGCAATCATCGGTTGTGTCACTGTTTTGTCCCTGTCATCGTAAACAACATCCACGATGAACAAATCTTCACCAAACTGGTACACAACAGGTGCAGCTACAAAGTCACCACCACCCCATGCCGGGTCAACTGCCATGAAAATACGGTCTGGATCTGCTTCCGGGAGAACTCCGTTGTAGAACCGGAGGTCTTCCGGGCGAAATACTGCCCCGTCCCTCTCGACCGGAACCCCCTGATATTGGGCAAGCCAACTGGGAATATCGTTGTTTTTCTCAAAGGATGCCCGTCTTTGCTGATATGATTCTGTTGAGAACCCTACTCCATACGCATAATCGAAGTTAGATTCGTCATTATCGTCAAGAGCAGGAACGTTTATCTGTTTCCAACGAACAGAAGCAAACTTTTCCTCATTCTGCAACAGTTCAATACGCATCCCCTGCGGGTCAACAATACTCCACCTTGTGCCTATCCAAAGATGTTTTGCCCCTTCCTTTGCTCTGGGCAGAAAGTTGTTCTCGACTTTTGACCAAGCAGACATGAGTCTGTCCTTGTTCATTGCTTCTTCGATACCAGAAATGAGGTCATCTGCCACCTCATAACCATTACAGTCGCAAGCACCGTTCAGAGTGCCATACAATGATCTGCCCGTGAAAGATGCATACCGTTTTTCCCTGTCGATATTAAGCAGAAGATCCTTCGCATTGGTCGAAACCAATTTCCTTTCCGGGAACACATCCTGCCATGCATAGGTATACGGGTCATTCAGTATCTCAAGCAGTCCCTTATAGAACACACCAACCACAGAGTCCGTATAACTTGTATACAGATTGCTACTCTCTGGGTTCCTCAAGATCACCCATAGCATAAAAAACAGAATGAGTGTGGTCTTTCCAACCCTCGGTGGCATAGACAGAAAGAGTTCATCCAGTTTCCCATCCTCCAGATCCTGTAGCGCATTTGCCACTACCATCAGTTTCTTCCGTCTTGGCAACCAATACTGCTCCGGTAACGGTCTTCCCCACTCTATATACACCATAAAGTCATCAAACCTATCCCTTGCACTAAGCAGATAGGATAACCTATGGTACTTCTCATACCCTACAATCCTCTGTATACATTCCCTGTAATCCTTTACATACTTATACCCCTCTTCCTTATCCTGCTCATACAGTATCTTTATAGCAGAATATGCACTCTCCCAGTCACTCCTCTGTAAGAATATCTTATATGCTTTCACTAACTTCTCACTAACCATATATCCCTCCATATATCTTATATCCCACAAAGAAAGAAAAGAAAGTATCAAAGAAAAGAAAGAAATACCTTCTGTTTTATATATCTATACATCCATCTATCCCTTATATATCAATATATACACCCCCTTTTTATATTTTTTTCTATTTTCACACCTCTATATCACATATCTATACCTACGCTATACCTCTATATATCCTTTACTTACCACATACCTATATCCACTATCCCACACCAGTATATATATCCCTTTTTGTTTTTGAAAATATTTATAAGACTACCCCGGCGATGAACTGAATATATATATCCCCTTGGGGTATGATTTAACAGACAGATAATATGCCGGGGATATGGTTTAACGGATCATCATACTATCAATATCACAGATCCAGAAGGACTATAGATATACATTGATTGCATATATACACACTATTTATGCATGATATGGTAACAAATCGTATATATAGTATATCTATCATATATGCATACTATATATTGTGCTACAACTATTCGCTAAACAGTTGTTTTACGAATAGTTGTATCAATCAGTTAATAATCCTGCCCTATCAATTAATGATTCTTCTGTTTCTGTTATTTCCTGTTTTGCTGTCAATACATGATCAGTCTGGTCTTTATAACCAAAATTATTTTTCATTAAAAATATTGCAGCAACAGGGTTAATCTTACCTGTTGACAACATATCTTCATATTGTGAATTGATCAAGTTGTATGTTTCTTTTAATATGTCTACACAAACAGGATTTTTAATTGTTCCTCTTGTTCCATTTAACCATGTCCATAATGTTTTTCTGTCAATCTTTAGAGAACAGGCAAATCCTGCTATTGATGGAAATATTCCGTTATTATTACATAAACAGAAATAATCCGTTATTCTGGTTTGTAATTCATGCGGATTATTACAATCAATTTTTGGAAGGGCGAACAATTCCATATTATGTTTCATGATTGACGATTTTTCATTATCAGATAATACAAGATCCGGTCTTATATCTGTTCTTTGTTTCCGTTTTTGTTTGTCTTTTCCTCTTGTTCCCGGTTTATTTTTGATAATTGTATTTGTAGTGTTTTGCATGGTATATAGTTTCCCTCCTTTGCAATATTGTTAGATCTTCCCAATTAAAATTATAGCATGATAAAAAACATTGTTTATATTGAAAATTTCCTATTGACATAGGTATATACATATGTTATTATAACACCGAAAACAGGTATATCCTTATTGCGTATGATTTGAAGGAGGAGCAAAACAATGTTGGAAACAGATGTTATTAAAAAAGGAGGGAATTATAACATGGATCCAATGAAAGTATTAGATCTTTTGGATTTGACAAAAGAGGAATTATCAAATCTTAAAGATCCGGAAAAACCGCATGGAAAATTAGTCGAATATCGTTTTGACCATTATCATGATGTATTCGTTTTTGAAGATGGTTATACGGAAAAATTCTATATTGGGGAATAAATAAAAGGAGGAAAAAACAATGATTAATCCTATTAGCGTAAACAAAAAAACCATTCTGGAAAGAACAGGCAAAAATACATTTAGATGGTTAAATGAAGTATTAGGTTTCAATTTTGAAAAGCCAATTATTTTGAATTGTTTTAATGGCAATTTTACAACAAAAAATATATGGTCTGTTATTCCACATTACAATTATGATTATGTTGTTTGTGTTCTGGTAAAAGATACAGTAAACAAATACAATACGGAATATTATGCTGTTGAAATTACGGAAAACGGATTTGATATTGATTTGAAAAGTAAAACATACTTTGACAATTACAAATCATATCCGGAAACATTTTGCCGGAAAAGTGATTTTGACAGAATGAGAAGATCCGGATATTGCAATGTGTTTATCATTGCACAAGATGAAAAATACACAAACAACAGGAAAACAAGAGAACAATGTACAACATATGGAAATTATGTTTTTTCAAACAATGACAGATATATTATCCGGAATTATCAATATAGCACAAGATCCGATAATACAAGATATATCTATCGTGTTGACATTACGGAAACAACAAACAATGGACAGAAAAAAACAGCCAATATTCCTTGTTCCCCTAAAGATCCATATACAAAAGAGGAAGAAATTTTTGACCATTCCGGATATTATCTGTTAAACAGAAGGGAAAACCTTAAAAGACAGGCAAAGCAAATCAAAGCAAACCGGGAAAAGGAAAGATATAACAATACAGATTATTCGGAACAAGTAAAAGATGTAAAAGCGAAAACAGAAGAAATTAAAAAATATATCTGTTCTAAATTAATGAATGTATCAAATTATGAAGAATCAAAAATTGTTGACAATATGGTTTCCCGGTTTAGATGGTTAATGATGAATATTGATTTTTTCTACCAGAAAATAACAGAAAAAGGATATTCATCTAATGAAACAGCAACAAAAGCATATAACAACATCATCGAAAAGATAAACAGCATTATCAAAACAGAGGAGGAATGAAACATGAGAAACATATATGAGTATGCCATAAAAACCATGAAACCGGAAGAAATTGATCATCATTATTCCGATTTGTATTTGAAGGTTAATAAACAGTCAAAAAAATTGTTATTGGATTATGAATTTAGAAATAATGTTACAATGTTTATTTCCAACATTCCGCCGTATGTTTATTGGTTTGATATTCCCTTTGCCTATACACCATATTGGAAAAATGTTTGTTCCGGGAATGAATGGATTTTATAAAAGGAGGAAAAGACAATGAAATACATTGCAAAACAAATACCTTTTGACAGGCAGGAAAGTTATTTTGACTATACAGGCGAAACATATACAATCTGTGGAAACCGGAAATATAAGGAATATAAAAGTGAATTATTCGATCATGTTTTACAGGTATTGGAAGATGGATATTTGTTTGACGATATAGACAAATTATCAGATGAATATACCATTTCTAATAATGTTTCCGAATATAGAAAAGTTATTGAAAAATATTTGCCAATAACGGAGAACAGGAAAACAACATATACACAAGAGGAAATATATAAAATCCGTACCATTTGCGAACAATACGATTATTCTGATTTGCGCAATGATATTGATTATATATGTGAATTGTTGTCTATCATAACGGAAAAGAACTATACACATAAGGAAATACATGGATTTATACAATCTGAATGGAATATCATTATTTATCCGGAAGAAGAATACACTAATGATTCAATCAGATGGATAGAAATGGAATATTTCAATACAGGATATGAATTTATTGTATATCCAGAGGAAGATCCGGAAGATTGTATTTCTGTATATGTACATGATTATGACGATGATTCAATTAAAAGGGAAATTGCTGATTCTGTATGTTGTGGAATAGAAGAAATTGAAATACATCATTTTACAGGATATTCCAGAATTGCCAATTATGATTAAAGGAGGGAAAAAACAATGTCAATGATTATTGTTCCCAATGAATGGAAAGAAAAAGATCCTTTTGTTTCTTATTCGCTTTATCTCTGGTATGATTCTAAAAAATCAGCGAACGAACATCATGATTATGATTCATGTTCTGATGCTGTTCATGCAATGAAAAACAGAATTGAATACGATAAAAATAATAAAATTCAACTTGCAACAATTAGAGAAGATATCATATACAAACGGACAGAAGAAACAGAGATTTCAACATCTTCCCCAATAATCCATTTCGATTATAGAAAAGGTTTATATATATGATTCTATGCTGTTTTTCCTCCTGCTATGCTGTTTTGCGGATAGCATAGCAGGAATGGAAAACAGGCACATTATAAAGCGAATAAAGCATATAAACAGGAGGAATTAACAATGTTTTTGCAGCAATTAAAACGGCAGGAGGAAAATAAAAATGTTACATTTTGATAATTGTAAAACATTGGGGAAACATTACAACGGAAAACCTAAAGATATTATTATTGGAGGAACAATTATCAACATTGATTATACATATGATTATATGTATTGGATAAACAGATTTGAAAAAAAGTTGTTTTGCATGGCAACAGATACAACAGGAATCAGATACAAGATCTATACAAACCGGGAAAGAAACCTTGCAACAGCAATTCCAGAACAGTGAAAAGAGGAGGAATCAAACATGGACAGCAAAACAAGATATAAAACAGGAAAAGAGAAAACCAGAGAAAAAGCATTAAAATTATTTGATGATTATTTAGTTATATCATGGAAAGAATTACAACAGGCAACTGATGAATTATACACATTAGGAAAACGTTATGGATTATTGAAAGAATTTAGAGAAAATGGAATTATTTAATGGAGGAATAAAGCAATGAATATTATAAATAAAATCACAAATAATAGTCTTGTATATCCGGAAGATCTTGCGTATTCATTGTACATTTATTTATACAATAAAGGGATTATTATCGGAAAACAGTATGATGATTTGTCTAATGCTCTGTTTCACTTAAAAGCAGTATGCGAAAATCCTTTTAATGCTGAATATTTCCGGATCTTCTATGATGTATTATCAGCAATATCAGAAACCATACCTATACAGGAATAATTCATCCGTACCTATTCTGAAACGGAGGAATTGATCATGTCCACAAAAGAGGAAATAAGAAAAGCGAAACAATGGATATCAGATGTATATCACTGTTCCGAAAATTGGGGGAACAGGCAATCATATAATGATATGATTATCGAATTATCAGAATCAATAAAACAGAAAAATCCAGAAGATTATTCCCCTCCTGTTGAAATGTACAGGATCTGTACAAGATACTGGAATAAACTATGCAAAATATATCCGCAATAATTCATCAGTACCTATTCTGTCAGTACCTATTTTATAAAGGAGGAAACCATGAAAAAATATTATATTGCGTATTATAGCAGGAACACATATAAGACCAAAATTATTATTGCTGATTCCGCAAACCATGCCATAAAAAAGGCAAGAGTAAAAAATATAATTGATGTAAAAGAAATTGTAGAAAAAGAGTATTTAGCATATATTAATCCGTCAAAATACATTTACATTTAATTTACATAATCCGTACCTGCTTTATCAGCACCCGTTTTGAAGGAGGAATATGCAATGAAAAAGACAGCATGGAAAACCACAACTTTTGAAACCGGTTTTGAAGATTTTATGATTGATATTGTTGAACATATCGAACATTTTCCTAACCGGAAAACAGATCCAGATGAAATGGTAAGGGATGTATGGTTATATCGTGCAGGATATGGAATAAAAGATTATGTCATTGGGGAATTGCAAAGATATTGGGAAGGAAAAACAGTGAAAGAAACCGCTGAAGAAATGATAGATTATATCGAAAATGATTTGAATAACGATGGTAAAAATTGGTATGAACAATACAATGGCAATTATTATTAATCCGTACCTAATTTGACCATCAGTACCTACTTATGGTAACATAGGTATAAACATATCGAAAGAAGGGGTTATTATGGCAAATAAAGCAACAATTAGACAGGCGAAATATGATTCGGCACATTGCACTGGTTTTTATCTGAAATTGAACAATAAAACAGATGCGGATGTGATAGATAAACTATCAACTATGGGATCAAAACAAGGGTACATAAAACAGTTAATCCGTGATGATATTGCCCGTACCTGTCCTGCATCCGCACCTAAAAACGAAGAGGAGGAATAATACAATGGCAGTCAACATCAGCGAAAACGTTTTGAATGACATAGCAAAAAAGGCATCTTTCATTGCGGAAGCATATGAAGCATCAAACAAAATGAAGAACTTTAACCGGGCAGAAGTACACTCCGCATACCTCCAAGGTATGGCATATGTCCTTGAATCGATTGGGTATCTGTTTCAGTACACAGATAATACACACATCCACATCGACACCATTGAGAACGTAGAGAACAGGATCAAAGGCAGGAAATAACCCGTACCTACTTTCTCAGCACCTACTTTCCCCCTCCTCGGTTTCGACCGGGGAGGGTCTTTTTTTATGCCCATAGTTGTACGGACATCTTTATGTGGAGTTTTTCCATCAAAAAACGCTTCCGATTCTTCGGATGAATATTTACCCATCCAACGTTCTGGAAGCGATTTTTGACCAGTTTTTTATTGATTCTGTCTTATGTTCTCACGATATCTGCGTAAACGATCAGCACCTACTTTTCGTTCTTCCTCCGTCAGTACCTTTTTCACCGGGAAACTGACTTTCAAGCACCTGACCGGCAGTTGGCAGTAGATGCACCCATCGTTATCCTCCGGTTCCTTGATGATCCGTACCTCTTCTGGATGCTCCTCTGCCATCTTGTGTACCCTGTTTATCCATCTCCGTTCATCCGAACTGAAGAATGCTTTCTCTGTGTCGCAGTAGTTATAGCAAGTTTCCATCATACCAACCCCCTGACTCTTGCTATCCGGGAGTTCACCTTCGTCAGTACCTTCCACACATCGTCTTGCTCTTTGCCGGTTTTCTGGCAGTAGTCATCTACCGCTTTCGGCAGATAGTGTCCGCACCCAAACACATCTCGGATCATTTCCGCTTCGGTTGCATCCATCCTGTGGAATACCAACTGTACTGCTGACCAGTTCGCCACACTGCATGAACTGTAGTCCTTTGCTTTAAGGTCAAGTCCATTCGGAGTAGACAGATAGAACCTGATCATGTGATTGACATAATCTGTGTAGTAGCACCTTGTTTTCATTTTCTTCCCGTTCATCTCTTTACCTCCCGTACCCTGTTTACATCATCTCGGAGCATCAGTTTGACTCCGGTGCGCTCATAGACCTCTTCGATATCTTCCTTCTCGTCAATACTGATCAATGCCCTGTTATCCACTGCCTTGAGGAATGACAGTGCTTCCTCCCGGCTATTACCTGCATCAAGCATCTCAAGCACACAAGCTGCATATACTACCTTCAATGCCCTGTCCGCACCTTGTTGGTATCCGTCCTTGACTCCTCTCCTGTATTCACTGTCAGCATACTCACTGGTGATTCCGTTCTGTGCGAGTTGCAACATCCTCTCTTTCTGTCCGCACCTCATCCAATCACGCATTTGTTGCCGTTCCTGTTGCCTACGCATCTGCCTGTTCAAACCCATTTTAGCACCCCCTTAAAACGGAACATCAATATCGTCTACCCGTATCGGTTCTTTGTCCCACCCGTACCGTTTATCAAGACTCCGCATTCCGAATACCCTTTTCGTCTTGGCAGAGTATTTCAACTGGATTCCATCTTTGCCCAACCGAAGCGTTCCTGCTAACCGGTTTTTGCCGATCTGGAGGATACTGTCGCAGTCTGCATCTTCTCCTGCTCGTCCGTAGTTCATTACGATATCAACCCGGTTTGTGATATCAGACGAACCGGAAACAGAATCATTGTCGAACGCACTGCCCTTCTCATCCTTCCCGGTCTTCCGAAGATGCGCTACCAGTACCACAACACAGTCATACTGTATCGCAATCTCCTTCAGCGCATCCACAAAGTGTCCTTGAGCCAGATAGAGGTTGCTCTGATCGTCCACATCATCCATAGCGGTCATCAGATTGTCTATCATCACGAACTTGATATCTTTTTGACTGACTGCTTTTCGTACCGTTTCTGTCAGACTCTCAAGTTCTTGCCCTTCTACGATCTGCCGGTCATAGATGAATGCCCTACCCCTGTACCAGTTACTGATCTTCCTGTCCGTTTCTTCGTCAACGTAGTAGTCAGGATCACCAAACTCATCATTCCGCACCTTTGTGTGTGCGCTTCCTGCGAGTTGTGCGTTCAACCACCCTTTGAAGTGATAGTCAGGCAACTCACCGGAATAAGCGAAGCACCTATATCCTTGGTCAAGCGCATCCGCAAACAGATTGCTGCCAAATGTGCTTTTGCCCTCACCCCGTTTCCCGGAAAGCAGAACAACCTGACCGAAACAAATTCCTCCCTTCAGTGCTTTATCCAACTCAAGTACCCCGGTCTTGATCTTTGGCAGTTTTGACAGATCCCGGTATTCTACATCAGCAAGTTCCTTGACATGGGTGACTTCCCGTTCCTTTGCGTTCTCCACACACTTTCGTACCGCTTCTTTGCCGAACGAAAGCAGAATATCATTCGCATCCTTCTCGCCAAGGTAATCCTCTGCCCGGACGATCCGTACCGGTCTATGCACCCTCTTGGAGATCCCATCAACCAGACTGACCTTTCCGTTCTCAAGGTCACCGAAGATGACGATCTCTTCAAAACTGTCCATCCACTTCAGACAGGCAGGAATCCAGTTGAACCCTTGCTTCCCATTCGGAACACTGACTGCGTTCTTCACTCCTGCTTCAGCGCAACTCATCGCATCAATCAGTCCTTCAGTAATCACTAACGTACTACGATCCTCGCACTGCTTCATTCCGAACAGAACCGGTTGACTGCCTTTCGTGAATATCTCTTTCTGGAACCTCGACACACCCTTCTTCCAGTCCATCCTCCGTTCCTTCGCACCGACCAACTTCCCGTATTCGTTGAACAGTGGCAACCAGAGAACCTTGGGTTTGTTTTCAAAGGCAGTGACCTCATACCTCTCCGTAACCTCTTTGCTGATCCCTCTGGCAGAAAGGTATGCCAATGCGGTTTCCCTTGGGATGATCTTCCGCTCCGGTTGGGGGAACTTTGCGTATTCTTGTTCCACCTCCATGCCAAGTTTGTATCCGTAATCCCGGCACAGTTCCACAAAGTGACCTTTGTATCCGCAACTACCCCTCAAGCATCCGAACGCACCGGTATGCCAGTTCACAGAGAATTTCCACTCATCGTCTTTAGGGCAGATGGTTCCGCACCTTGGGCAGAATCGAAACCACAAATCTTTTCCCTTCAGTTTCGTTTCTGCATGAATGAACTCTGCAAACCCGTTCAAGTCATCAAGACTCATGATATATTTCATGGATTACCTCCATCACTGGTTCGACCAGTCCCAGTATTCCGCATAGGTCTTAAAACTGTGGTATGTCCCATCCCTGTGCTTCACCGGGATGTCCTCATACCGACCCTCCTCCCTACCGGGTTCCTCTCCCCCGGAAGGGGGACTCCCCCCTGTGGGGGGATTTAGGGGGGTATTCTTTTTCTTTCTTTTATCTGTTTTGGTTATATATTGTTTTGGATGTTGTTGATTTTTTGTGGAGTGATTGTTATTTGATTGTTGATCGTTTGTTGATTCGATTGTTATGTTTTGATAACGATCATAGTTTTCAATAGTAATTACAAGGTATTTAGGGCATCTTTTGATTGTTATTTCTCCTGTTGAAATTAGGTGGTTTAGTGCAGTTCGCACTTGCTGAATGGTCAATTTTGATTGTTGACTTATTTTGGAGTGAGTGACAACAACCTGACCCCTTTTTACCTCCATTCCGTCAAAAAATGAATCGTGATAATTGGCTTTAAGGATGAGGTAAAGGAACACAATCAGAGTGTTGTGCCTGTGCCACCACTTCCAGTCGAGAATATTCCTGTCTATCAGGATATACCCTTCACGGTCACGGTCTGCCATTTGCTTTCCTCCTTGCAGCTTCCTTTACCAGTAGTTCCGATACACAGGACAGGAGATCAATCAGGGATTCAATCTGCGGATATTTCTCATATATCTGCCTTGCTTCATCCCAGAACTTCTCCCAAGATTCTTGTTTGCTGACATCCATAAGGTAATGCTTGTCAAACAGGACATAGACATCCTTCCACATTGCACGGACATCGTCAGGAACGTTCGTCATTTTCTTCCTCCATCATCTGCCTGATGCGGTCACAACGTTCCACACTTCTGCACTTGAGATCAATCTGGTATCCGACAGATCCACCGTCCGCAAAGAGTTGATGAACCGTTGTATCTATATGCAGATTCGGACAGTTATTGCAAAGTTTCCCCATGCACATGACCGGCATCATCACATACTGTTTGTTCATTGCAACCCCCCCAGTTGTATCTGCCTTTGGAGTTCCAGACAGTCCTTGCACAACCATCCGCACCAAAGATTTCCATGATACGTTCCGATGCAGAAGGTAGTCACAACATTGTGCTTCTCACAGGCAGAGCATTTGCCTATTCTCCAGTTTGGTTCTTCCTGTTCATTGACGATCTCTTCGTTTTCATCCATCAGACAGTCCCCCTCTGTATCGTCCATTCTTTGTCCCACTTGACCATGATGGGCATCTCTTTGATGGAGATATCCTGCTTCTTCAACCAGACTGTAGGCAGAACCTCCCCGTAATAGCCAATCACCCGTTTCTGGATGTATGACAGGTTGTCAACGTTCACCCTGTCCGCTGCATCCGTAATGAATGAGAATAGCCAATCGCAGTACCGGTCAAGAATATCTCTTTTTGTGACGAACATATTGCAGACATACATCCTGTTTCCGTTAAAGACAGAATCGAATATATCCGCATACTCCGGTTGCCTTTCCTGCAACAGTTCACGGATGACATCCCGTCCCTGTTTGGCAAGGTTATCACCTACACTGCCACTGATGTTCTCATATACGGACTTGTCATAGATCCTCCAGTGCAGTTCAACAGGAATCGTCAGGATGATGTCCGTTCCATCAAGGAAGGTATCTTCGATGCATTTAATGTCAAGTCGCTTGCCTGTCGCTTCGTCATAGAAAAACCTCCTGTAGTGATTCAGACCGATGTACTGTGATTCAGTGTTCTTCCACATCCAGTACAGTCCGGTCAGTTCATTTATCCGGTCATTGTACTGTGTGATACACTCACCGTCTTGCTCGGATAACGCATTTTCAATACGGCATCTGCCAACAGTCAGAGTGCGGTACAGATTATCCTGCTTGATCGGATACTGCCTGTGAGTGATCACATAGATTTTGCAGTCAATCATCTGTTCCTCCTATGGAGTGTTTTGCCGCCTTTAACTCTGCATCTGCTTCGGACAATCCTTTGGAATCTCTACCGAAAACGAATGAGGAATTGTCTTATCACGAATGTTTTGTTTGTTCCGTGGGCAGGATATCCATCCGCACCGTTCAGGGCAGAATGTAATGTCATCGCACCATAAACCGTCGATTTCTCTGATGTCCATTCACGTCACCGACCTTCCTTCGTTATTGTGTTATTTTAACTCGTTGTTGTTTACGCATATCTGCGATATGAGAACTGGATATCTTCCTCATCCTGTATGACATAGGTCATAGTTGTGTCGATTTTGTCATGCCCCAAAACTGCTGAAATTTGTTGTATCGGCATTCCATTCCGTGCCATATCAGTTGCCAATGTCCTCCGAAACTTATGCGGATGAACATGATCCACACCGGAAAGTTGCTCCAGTTTTTTCATCATGACCCTAATTCCGTTAGGTTCCAGTCTTTTTGCTCCTCGTCCGACAAACAGTGCCGGGTTATCATCCTTTCTTTTGATCAGATATTTTTTGATAGCAGAAGATGCAATCCTATCCATGAAGACTGTTCGCTCTTTGTTGCCCTTCCCACGGACAACACACTTTAAGCCGATAAAGTCTATGTCTTCTCTGTTCAGTCCTGTCATCTCGCTTACCCGGCATCCTGTAGCTGCAAGAAAGCAGATAATTGCCCTGTCCCGTTCGTTTGTGCAACTTTGTTTCAAACTATCAATGTCTTCTTCTGTGAAAATCTTCTTCTTTAGTTTTGCACATTTGATAACACCAAGATTCGATACTGGGTTCTTCTCAATCAAACTCTCTCTGTGCAACCAGTTAAAGAATGCGCTTAACACTTGCCTTATGCCCTCAATACTTGAGTCTTTCATCCCTCTTTCCTGTAATTTCGCAAGATAACTCCGAAGATGGTATACCGTTATCTGCCTTGTTGGTATCAGAATATCGTCCATCATCTTTTTGATAACGTATTCATACCGGGAGATTGTCTTTACACTCCTGCCCTGTACTTTCAAAGCATCCAGATAACAGTCGAGATAATCGTCCTTCCGTTCTGATGGAAGTATGGTTTCCTTTATTTCAAACCCTTCCATCACATCCGAGATGATAGACATCACTTTCATCATCTCATTCATCGTTACAACATCTGACATCCGTTTCTCAACATAGTTGAGGAAACTGACTTTAGCATCGATTGCCATCTGTTAAATCACTCCTGTTCTTTATGACCGGTTTAACGGTCTTCCGCACATTCGGCAGAACTTATCATAACTACCTACCTGTACATGGCATTCACCGCACACTTCCCAGTAGGATGAACAACCACCTTCGATCTCAACTTCCACCGGTTCCATGATCGTAAGAATGTCATCATAGAGTTTTTCGATACATTCGCCTGACCACCATACATCGTCATCACTGCCAATGGCATACGGGCAACCGGTATCCCTACACAGTTCTCCACCGTTACACCGTCTGATTGCATTGGCAATATCACTTCTGTCCATCGTTGTCCTCCAGATACAGTTCAGCAAACTCTGTCCACTTTCCGCTTTCCAACAGTGGGACTGCTCCTGCAATCTTCTCGATGTCCCAGTCCCACCATGCCATGTTTAGCAGGATATTCCTCACACCGACAGGGAATCGGTTCTTCTTAATCTTTGCAGGATTCCCGGCAACCAATGCATACGGAGGAACATCCCTTGTTACCACTGCACTTCCTGCCACTGTCGCTCCGTCACCGATGTGAACACCGGACATGATCTTTGCGTTCTGCCCTATCCAAACATCGTTTCCGATTACGATATCTCCCTTACTGTGCGGAGTCCCTTTGATATGCCCGTAAACAGACGGGATCCATGCACTGAATGGATAAGTCGAGATCCAATCGTTCCTGTGGTCACCACCAACATAAAACCGAACATTCGCTGCGATCGAACAAAACTTACCGATCCTGACCTTGTACCCTTCACCCCAACTCATGACCATCGGAACACCGTCAATATAACTGAAGTCACCTATTTCAATCAGGTTCCGGTCATACCTTGACTGCTTCCTCTTCAGTTCGTCACGCAGTCCGATCAGCGCAGCGACTTCTCTCTGACCCATCAGTCATCATCCTCCGTGTCCAATGAAATGTTATATTCATAGTCCTCACAGGTATCGTCAGGATCGTAGATGATATAGTCAGGCAGTTTCTCTTGGAACTCTTCCTCTTCCAGTTTCTCAATGCGGTCTTTGTTGCAGTAAGCAGGATCATCCCCGTATGCGCTTACGAAATGCTCACACAGACTGCACTTCCCATACGGTCGGTTTGCTTCTTCCCACATTCTGTCTGTATACGCTTCATAATCCCGGTCGATAATCCGGTCGATATTAGGATGATTCATTGGAATCAGTGCCATTATTCATGTCCTCCATCTGCTTCATCTTCTTATGAACGAACCAGTGGGCAAAGCGCACAATGCCCACTGCTCCGCAAATAAACCCGGCAAGAAAATACCAGATCAATCGTCCACCTCCCCGTTCACTGCCTTGATGACTGCCTGTACGATGTCATCTTTACTCATTGACTGCATCAGGACATAAACGTTGTCTTTCAGTTCCTGCAATGTATTGAGCATCTCCATCTCCTTCTTGAAATCATAGGTCATGAGCGCACCCATGCCGACTTCAAGATAATCAGCAGCACGGAGGAGTTCATCCGCAGTCAATGTCTTCCCACGGGACAGGTATCCCGGTTGACGGTACAGGACTGTTCTCTCAAACTCCATGAACGAGATGCCCTTCTTCTTGCACAGTGCCTTGCAGTTCTCATACAGTCTGTTATGCTCACTTACCCGTTTCTTCGGCATTTGCTTCTTCCTCCATCATCCTGCGGTCTTTCAACCAGTCTGCAAATATCGTTGCTCCGATTGTCAATGCACATCCGATCAGTCCACCATAGATCAGGAGAATTGCTTCCGTATACATATGACCCCTCACTTTCTGTCAGTCACAACTGTTTCCAACTTGGACAAGCAGATACTCTCCGAAGTGTTTAACATCCCAGATGCCGTATCCACATTTCCACTGTTTCCCAAGTCCCGGATTGTGTTGCTCGATGATGTCTGCCGCCATATCCGTCCGACTGTTGTTTGTATCCTGCGGATCGAAGATCATATTCATCTCTTCAACCGTAAGTCCACGAACAAGATAGTTTGTGAATGTTTTGTCACGGGATGAAACTTCAATTTCCAGTTGATTCACTATTTCAATTCCCCTTTCAAATACTTAATAATCCTCGCAGGACTCTGTCTTCTTGTGCAGAACCGGAACTTCACTCCATACCGTTCCTGCATCGTGATCAATGCCCTCCGTAGGCTTGCAGGATGCACCAGTGTCATGGGATCACCATACCGATGGAACCGATCTGTTCTCTGCCATCTTGGGACTTCCCACATATCCAGTCTGCCGTATGGTGGGACTTCCTCAATCAGAAAGATCAACTGGATGCCCAACGCATTCGCCCGGAGGATTTCAGCTTTCAGCCGCCTGTGGTCTTCGCTCATTACGTTGTGGCAGATTTCCATGATGCTTTCCTTTGTGTCTACTGCTACATTCCCACCGGGAAAGGCATAATCTCCGACATCCAATTTCTGCCTGACAATCTTGATCCCCATCCTCTGACAGTACGCTTCAACGTTCTTGTGCTTTCCTGCTTGTTGCCTTGTATCTTCTATCAGGATCATTCTTTCTGCGTTTTCCGTATCATTTGTCTTGCCCATTCCTTTGTCACTCCTAATTGCCTATCCAACATCTCCAATCTCTCGTCACCGGTTACGGAGTCCATGAATATCTTCAGATAATCTCCGTTATGGAACCATTGCCTGATCATCCGAAACTCTGTCAGGCAGTCATACAGGTCTTTTCGTGAGTGCATCGTGTTGTTTTTCAGTGCTTTGACGATGGCAGTGTAGTCAGTGACTGTCTGTGTGATGACCGCATAAACCAGATCCCGTGCGCTTTCGTAATCGTAAAAGTCATTTTCCTTCCGCAACCAATCTGATTTCGTCCATCCTTTGACTGTCAGCATCCATCCGTCCACGCTTGCGATCACACTCACAACCTCGTCTGGATAAATGACCCCTGTTCTTTGTCCTCGATACCGAAGTGAAGTCGGTATTTTTTGACCAGAAACGTTACGGAAGCGCAAGAATGACATATCAGTCACCTTACACTCCACAAACGCTTTTTTCGTCACAAAACCCCTATGCCTGATGTACTTCTGACCATGAGGTTCAAGTGCTTCTCCCCAATACCTCCCGTCCTTCAATTCACCAAACACCCGGAACCGACCCATGAATGGAATGGAGTAGACAACTTCGCCTGTCCGGTTCTTCAGATAGGCATTCTTGAACACGCAATAAACAAACTTCGGTCTGTCTTCGTTGCCCATGTCATTCCTCCTGACTAACAGGATCGGAGCCGGTCACCCGTATTGACCGACCCCGTCCTGTGGGTCAATCAGAACGGAACTTCTACAGTGCCGGTCACATCGGTTCCTTCATTGGAACCAGTGTCATCTTCAGCACTCTCGCCCGTCCTGTTATCCCTCGGTTGCATCGGCTTTACCTTTCCTGCTTTGACTTCCTCAATGCTTTCAAGCCTTGCGATCTCCGTGGTTTCCCTGTCTTTTCCGTTGTAGGTGTAGAAACGCTTCCTGACAGACAGACCGACTTTCTTGCCCTTCAGTTTCTTTTCATCCCAGTCCCATGCATATCCGGGATTGCTCTGCTCGATTGCCCACATATTGCTTTCAAATACCCGGCGAATCCAAGCCTTGTCCTCACCGTCATTCTCTTCCGGGACAGTGATCCGCAGGACTCCCTTGTATTTGGTTTCCGGGAACCGTTCTTTGGCATCGTTGTACTGCTCCATGTACCGACCGGCATACTCACCTTCGGTAATGTCGAGCATCAGGACGATCTGGTCATGGGTCTTGTCATAACTCTGCTCGACCTTCTGCTCCAGAATCTTTCCGATATATGCCCCCGTAGGTGGAAGTTCAACATATCCACCAGATTTCTTTGCTTCATAACCCTGATACCGTGCTTTCATGCTTTCAAATCCTCCGTTTTCACATCGTTTATTATTGTCAGCGGACAGTTTTGTCCGATGATCTCCGTTGAGATCAGGATCTCGTTTGACAGACCACACTTATCTCTGTTTAATCCGTCATAATGTTTCAGAAACGGACACCAGTGGCATTTCACATCGTCCTCCGGGAATGCTACCTGTATTTCGCATTCAGCAAAGGTGTAATATTTCACACCAGTGTCAAACCTCTTTGCCATCTCATCACCCCGGAATCTTACTGGCAGTTGTTACACTACTATCCCTCTTGATCAACCCGGCAGGATTCAGTTCATAGAACTCCCGGATCTTCCTGTCCACCAGTGCGAGATCGTTGTCCATCGGATTGTCAAACATATCTACCGGACTCTTGCAGGAGTTGGAACCGTCACTCTGCGTTACGAACAGATGCTTGTTATCCGATACCATTGCCATCAGCACAATGCTGAACAGTCCTTCCAAGGTCAACCAGTTGTCGATCATCTTTCCAAGGGTCTTTGCCTTGATGAACCCGTCCTCCAACGTTTCATTGTGGTGAAGGAAGTAGACGATAGTGTCCGGGGAGGTTTCATAGGTGATAACATCCATCAGGTCTTTGAAATCCTTTGCGATTTCCGTATACTTCGCATACCCGGTATCGTTGATCCGATTGATGAGTTTGAATGCCATCAGGTACTGACTGTCATCAATCACATAGCAGTTGGAAGTGTTCCTCCGCAGACTCTTCATGATCTCCTGCGGATCACTCACAGTGATCATCATGTCGAACTTCCCTTTGTACGGCATCGGTTTCCCGGCAACGTTATAAACAATGGTAGATTTCTTATCCATGTTCCTTGTTGCGTAGGACTTTCCGCTTCCGCTTTTGCCGTGGATCATAACTCCCATGCCCATTTTTCATCCCTCCTTACTTAACATCCACAACATGGTATCTGCCGTATCCGCTGCTCCGACCGCTACCAATTCCAAGTCCGAACCCGGCAAGATTTATAAAATTGATGATCTGGTTCAGCGTATAAACGTTTTCTGTATAGCGGATCGTGAAGTCGCAACTCCATCCAGTAAACCGGTTCAGTTTCGTGATCGTGTGTCCACCCTTTTTCAGTGGCATCACCCTACTGTCCACATACGCTTCAGAAAAATTGATCGGAATACTATTGTCAGTTGCAATAATGTTCACTGCGTTCTTTACCTTGGTTGCATAAGTGTCAATCTCATTCCTGACAACCGCATCACCGATGCTCTTCCAGAGTCCGTAACTTGAGATACAAGGTTTCCCGTTCTGGATCATGTACCGATATGTTTATTCATCCATCTCTTTGTAGGTGTCCTTGACTGGGAACGGAATGTTCCACTTTACTGCGGTAATGATGTCCTCCCACATATTCGGATTCTCTTTGGTGGTTTTTGCACCGATGTCGATGTCACGCAATTCCCGTTCATACCGGGCATTGACCTTGTTCAGAATCAGGTCAGAATCCCCAACAATGAAAACCTGTGCATTCTTGACATCAATTTCTTTAAGTTCGATCGTCTGTGATTTTGCCATTTTATATGACCCCTTTCTTATACGGCAGATGTTGTCGAAGCATAGAATGTGTTGTAGTGTCCTTACATAAGATAACTTGACGTTTCATTCACTTTTGTGTGCTATTCGGTTCAGTTGAATCATCTAATGTCCTTTATTGCTATTCGGAGTTCTATGCTCCGATAGCATCTGCCGTTTCGTTATGTTTGTTTTATGATGGTTGGCAATGGTGTATGCGTTGTTCTGTTCTGCAATATAAAATGATGTAGAATGATGTTTTTTTCTTTCCTCTTCTGTGCTATAGTTCATTTTATTTTGCTTTCATCTCATTTATTTGTGCCGTTCAACAACGCACACAACATTACCAACCACCATTGACGATTAGCAGTAGTATGTGCGTTGTTTTGTCTTTTCGTTTCCTTTTCTGTACTGTAGTGTTTTGTAATGTCCTGTGGAAATATAGTGTTTTTTATTCTTCATTTTCATGTTGAGTTCAGTATTCTTCTGTACTGTCCTTGTGTGCCAACAACGCACACATTACTGCTAACCGTCTTATTAAATTGAGAAGGTTCGCTTTGCTCTTAATCGATCAGAGCAAGGATGTTTGCCAATTCCGTAAGGCAGGAATACTTCTGCTTAAACGCATGAAGTTCTCTGTACGCAGTTTCAAGCAGTTTGTTATATTCATCTTCGTCTTGAATCATTACAATCGTCTGCTTATAACCGCTTCCCTGTGAAGCATTGTTCTTCATCATCACTCGGAACTGGATCGGTTCTTTCTCTGTGTTATCGACCTCACGCTTAACAACAATCAGATGATTGATAACATTCCGTGCCTGATGGAGTCTGTATTTTTCAGCAGCGGATGAATCGTCCCAGTCAAAGCACTTGTGGAGTTCGCTTGCTTCATCTCTCGCTTTCTCAACAACCTGTTCCGGTTTGACTTCATCGCCAATCTGTTGGATCTCTTCATAGCATTTCCCGGCATCAGCCTTGAAGATATCCTTCATGCTCCACTTGATAATCGTTTCAATCATTGATTATTCCCCCTTATTACTGACCCACAGTCCATCAGGTGCTACCGGCTTTTCCTCGATCTTGATGAACTCACGCAGTTTCCTTGCAAGTTCCTCATCCCTCGCAAAGAGCAGTTCGTAAATCGGACTATTCTTCCCATAGACTGTGTAGTATTCCTCACTTATTCCACGGGAGATATTGCAGTATCCGAACTGCTCCGCATCCGGTGACCCAAGCGTGATATTCCTTGTGGTGTAATACCGGTCAGGGCAGATCGTCATAGATACCCGGCAACCATCCACCTTGTCCAGACCGTGGTTCTGCATGATGTGCAGGATCTGGTTGCAAAACGCTTCGCAGAACACAACCATGCTTTTAACTACATCCAACTGTTCCGCAGTCAGAGTGACATTGTTCATTTGACTGACCCCTTTCATTCGTGTTACAATAAGTTGCCATTGTTGCTGACCCTCACTGGGTTAGCGACTGCCGTTCCGTTACCTCACTTGCGGAGCGGCTTTTTTAATCCGTTTCCCAGAACTTGACATCTCTCCACTTGCATGAATCGCAAGCACCAAGGTGATCATTTCGGTACTTACCGCACTTCATGCACAGTTCGTTCGCACAGTTCTTCAGACTGTCCATCAGACGGTCATTCTGTTTCCTGACCAGATCGAGTTCCGTCTTTATGCAGTCCAAGTCTTTCTGACTGTTTAGCAGAAGAACCTTGACTTCTTTCAGTTCTTTGATGCGGTCTTCGATCTTCTGGATCAACTCTTGTTGTTGCTTATCCATCTCTGTCATGCTCTACCTCCTTTCTCGTTAATCTGGCAGATCATCGTCCACCTTGCCCAGTTCAGAAATCCTTCCTTTGGAATCCAGTAACCATGACCGATCTTGGTTATTGGGAATCCCAAACTCTTTGGTTCCTGCTCTGCCTGATTCCTCACCATCTGGGCAGAACAACCGATCACTGATGCGATGACATCCGGTTTGAGGAACTCATCCTCCATCTGCTCAATGTCAGTGAGTCTTAACCGCTTTGCCATGCCGACCACCTTTGTACTGGTAAGAACCTTCAGTCTTTGTCATCCGTTTAATCTGCTCTTCAGTGAAAAACACCGGACGGGGAAGTTTTACTTTAGCCATTGTTGCCACCTCCTTTGGCTATTCGATTAGCCAGTCTGGGTAAAAAAAGAATCCACATCGGTTTCAAGTGCAGTAGCAATAGCCGCCAGTGTACTGACGAGAGCATCCTGACACTTCCCGTTTTCAAGGGCAGAGATCGTTGCTCGGCTAACGTTGCTCTTCTCCGCAAGCGTTTCCTGTCGCATCTTCATTGCTTTCCTGCGATCCCTGATCCTTTTACCGATAAGGGTTTTCAAGCCATTCTCACCTCTTTTCTTGTCAAGAACTGTTGACATTTTAGCCGATAAGTTTTTGCCTGTCAATACGTTTTGCCATATCTGGTTATTACAATTTACAAAACAATTATTACGGATTTTTGTCTATCCGATTTGACATTTCTTCATAATTATGTATAATGGACTTTACAGGAGGGATGAACATGGATCTGAAAGATATTCTGATTGAATACCGAGAGAAAAATAAAATTTCCCAACGGGAATTTGCCCGTAGGAGTGGACTGTCCCATGCTCAAATCTCTATCCTTGAATATGGAAAAAACAAGCAGACGGGCAGGAAACCGCAACCTGATATCATTACTTTGAAAAAGATAGCAGATGGAATGGATATCTCACTTCAAACACTGTTTGAAATGATCGGAGATTCAGAGTTTGTGGGTTTGAATACTCGTTCAGACAACTACCCTATTGTCATTCCAAACACAGATCGTTTCCTTCGTATCATGGCAAGTATGACCCCACAGGACTACGAAACCATCATGCGGATATATACCAGAACATATAACCGCATGAAAAAGAACGGTGATATCGACATATGAAACCGAAGTCAAGGGGAAACGGTCAGGGTACTGCTTACAAACGGGGGAATACTTGGACTGCACAAGTTGTCATCGGATGGAAAAACGGATGCCCTGTCAAACGAACCAAGGGTGGTTTCAAATCAAAGAAAGATGCTATCAACTACTGCCCTACACTGTTGGGATTAAATCCAGAAAAAACCGCACCGAAGACCTTAAACGAATATTGGGACTATTATGTCGAACACGGCTATTCTCGCCTGTCAGATTCCCAACAGTGTTCGTATCGGAACGCATGGAGAAAACTGAAACCTCTCCACTATCGTTTCATCTCCGGGATCAGCATTGAAGAACTCCAGACAACCGTGTCGGATGCCTGTCCGACATACTGGACTGCAAAGGATGTCCGTGATCTTCTGGCAAACCTCTACAACATTGCTGCCGTAGATGGAGTTGTTGATCGGAAAATCCCATCCTTTATCGTCCTGCCTGACCATGAGGAAACAGAACGGGAACCGTTCAATGCTGAAGAGCAGAAAGCATTGTGGGAACTCTACGAATCCGGTGACATGGATGCAGCTATACCTTTGCTCATGATCTACACTGGGGCAATGCCCGGAGAAGTCAGGGAGATTAAACTTGAGAACATCGATCTTGAGAATCACCAGATTACCGGTGTCGGTTTGAAAACAAAAACCAGAAAGCAATCTCCAATCATCTTATCCGATACAATTATCCCGGTTGTCGAGTCCCTCATGGAACACGCAAACAAACACGGTTTCCTCTGGAAGCGGAACAAGATGGAATGGTATGGACACTACTATTCTGCTCTTGAAAAGGCAGGATGTCGCAAGTTGCCCCCGTATTCATGCCGACATACCACTGCCACTGCCCTTGCAATAAATAAGAACATAGCACCTCGCACTGTGCAGAAAATCATGCGTTGGTCTACACCAGAGATGATAAAAGTCTATGCTCACCCAGATATTGAACATCTTGTTGATGCCGTAAACCAGATAGAAAAATGAAAATCTACTACCTACATAACATCTACATTGAACCTTCAAAGCCTTATATAACACCAATGTTCCATTCTCTCCGGGGAAGGAAATGCGATTTCTGCAAGCCTTGAAAATGCTTATATTTCAACGGTCTTGGGAATCAAAAGTTGTAGGGAGTAGCGAAAAGTCACGATACACTACCCACTCCACTACCCACAAAGAACACCCCCTCCAAATTGGAGAGGGTGCTTTTTTATGCCTTGTAGATCCCCTGTTTGATACGAATCTCTGTCGCTTTACCGATATGCTTCTCATGGAGATATTCATACAGAACCATCATTTCTTTCGGAGGTTCGCCGTGTTCTTTCCGGTATTCCTCTATCAGTTCTGTAACTTCCTGATGAAGTTTCTCCATGTGTCCCATTTCTTCAGTAGACAGTTCGTAGAACAGATCAGCAGTGTCCGGTTCATCAGTCTTCCATTTCATAGCAAGATTGATGTACTTTTCTGCATCTTCCAGTTCTTCCTCAATCAACTCTGACAGACATTTAATGATCTTCATGCGATCACCTTACGTTGCCGGGGTAGAAGTTACCGGGGGGAAAACTCCACCGGCATAAGTCCACGCATTAGGGAACCGCAGGACATTAGAAGTTGCATTCTGAAGCTGAAGTGCATTAACCTTGCCCTCCAGTTCAGCAATACGGTTGGCAGAAATGGCATCAAGAACCTTCTGGATCTGGACGGTAGTGTTATAATTCACTCCATCGATGCTCCGAAGCGTTTCGCAACAACACTGCTGCATCTGTCCTGCCAGAGAAGTCAGCGCAGTTTCCACCGTACCAAACTCTCTAATCAGACTAGCATTGCCATCCTTAATAGCAGAAATGGCATTGGATGCATTCATGGTGGAGTTAGACAGGATGTCCCTTGTCTGTGCCATCATATTCTGGTTATCGAATCCCCTCTGCATATCCGCAGACAGGGCATTGGCATTGCCATTGCCACCGAATCCACCACCGAATCCTCCGTTGAAAATGCCCAGAAGGATCAGCAGAGCAAAAATCCCACCAAGACCGTTCAGACCGAAACCACCGTCACCACCCATAGGCATGACCGGCTGAATACCCGTAGTGTCCATAATTGTAATCTCCTTTCTTTATTTATACTTATCTGCCTATGATCACTCGGCAGTCAGTATCACTTGAGCATATCGTAGATATCCTGTGGGTTGATCCCATTCTTTTCTGCAACAGTGCGGAATGCTTTGTCAGGATCTCCACCAGACTGTTGAATGATATCCATTGCCTGTTTCAGATTCGGATTACTTGCCATCAACTGATTCAATGCAGCCATTGGATTCTGTGACATCCGCACGGCATTCATCATCTGTTTAATCTGCCCCATCATCGGATTGTTTTTTGCTAACTGAAGAAGTACGCTTGGTATTGCCATTAACTATTTCCTCCAATCTCGCAATGCGTGTTTCAAGGGTACTGAAGTCAGGAGCAGGAGTTGTTTCATGCGGTTTAATGTCATAAGGCATTACTGTTTTGTATCCTGCACCGTCAGAAGTGACGAGCCAAACCATCAGACCTGATTCGTCCAGAAGCAGAGCAGAACTATTTGCTCCCATCTGGTATGCCTTTGCACCGTTCTCTCCGTTGACTTTCGTCACTTGTTGCGGAAGAATAGTGTTCTGTATAGGGTTGTACTGTTGCATGAACCCATAGGGATTGAATGTCTGGAAACCATTCATAAGATCACCTCCTATGCCCAAATTTTCGCAATAAAAAAGACTGATCACAATATCGTGATCAGTCCTATTTCCGGTCAATTTCCGGTCAGTTATTCGTCTTCTTTCCTATGGTCGAAGAAAGCACGACAGTCATCCACAATCATTCCCTCTTTATTCAGAAGAACAACTGTGTCGGTATAGTTTCCACTGTCTACCGCAAGTCCACACTGCTGATAATACTTCTTTTTTCCTGCTTCGACTGTGTCCGCATCCCAGACAGGGATAGCAATAGTTCCGTCCTGCTTATTAGCGATCCGAACCACCACATAATCCTTCATTTTCTCCCTCCCCTCTCATTCTCATCTTGTTTGTCCATAGCAATAACCAATGCGATAACGGAGATGAGGATGCCAATAAAAATTCCTGCAAATATTGCGATTATAGTTTTAATCAAAGGCATCACCTCCGTTGGAGTTTAAAGTTCCCGTTCAAAGTTGGCTCTACATAAGGCTTTAAGGGCATCCAACTTCTTTAAATCACTACACACGCTTACACATTGACAACCAATGATACAATGAAATCAAAAAGGAGTTGTATAACATGGGTATCAATGGTGGTCGAAATCTCCGTGGCATCGAAGGTAACCCAGAGGATGAAGGTCTGTATCAACGGGTTAACGTTTCGATACCGCCGTCCTTGCTGAAGCGTCTGGATAAATACATGAAGGATCAGGATCGTAACCGTTCATGGTGCATCCAGAAAGCTGTCGATAAGTGGCTTGAGGAACAGGGTTATTAAGATTGACAAGTAATCTCAATGTGATCCTTCAGCAGTTCACTTGAGTTTGTCGTATAGTAAATGGGATAACTTGGATAGGTAATCGTTGTAATAGAACTGGTCTTCCCGTCCGAATATCCCTTACTATAGGCATCGTCAAGCATCTTCTGCAATTCATCTTTTGACAATCTAATCTTCCCCTCGGTGTCAGCTGTCAGAATTACAACGTGAGCCATTCTTTTCTCCTTTCCGTGTCACTACACACTCTTGTGTAGCGTTACACACTAATTGTTCCCTTTAATGAATAAGCGATATGCCCAAGCCGTCTACCAACAAGCATATCATGCATCGCACCATACGATATTTACAGCCTCGTATCACGGCTTTGACTTGGCGATGCGTCCCTTTAACGCAGTATTATTCTTCCGGTTCCTGCTCCGGTTCATTGTTCTGATTCTGTTCCGGTGCAGGAGGAGTCATATCCGGGAAAGCACCGATGCACTCGCTAATGACCGTCCTGCCCTGTGCGGTTTCAATGGTAACCGTGGACATGACCCGGTTTGCAGACCCGGCATAGTTCTTGGACAGACGGTCATAGTATTCACTCTTCGCCGCACGGAGTGCCGCATCAGAATCGCCGTTCGGATTGCCATCAGCCGCAGGATAGGAACGGGAATCAAAATTCTTCGGATACCCGTTTACCACAGAGAAAAGCCCATGTGGATTCTGTTCGCTGATAACCACCTGTGTAGCGTTTACGATGAAGATGTTTCTTGCCATTGTTTGTTACCTCTCTTTCTTAATCATCAAATGGGGTGTCATCATTAGGCCAGTCGAGTGCATAGATTTCGACTATATATGTCCCATCTATTGTTGACGAGTATTGCGAGTTATACCGAGATGCGATTATAACAGTTCCGTTTGTGCTAATTGCGCGTAAATATAATCCATACTGCGCACTAGTCATTACAATCGAACCATCATACTTATAAACGATAACCCCGTTAGTTGTACCATGGATATTAAAGCAGTCGTTGCCATAATAATAGCCGTTCCGTTTCCCTGCTTTGTCTCTTATCTTGGCGTAAATAATTTTCTTGTCTGTGTACGATCCGTCTACATCTATCGATGCTATGTTTACAACATTTCCATCCGTGGTGCTACATTGGATTTCCCCAGAATATAACTTTTTATATACGCCTTTAGCCATGCCCATCAGCAACCCCCTTCGCAAATCCATCACGTCCATTTGCCCACCACCCCGTATTCGCCGTCAAGAATGTTGATTTCGTAGGTAGTGTTCGCATCCAATGCCGTTGGGTCAAACCCATTCGCCCACTTCATCGTCACCCCCGTGGGCGGTGTCACTGTCAGCACCGTTGCCGTTGCCCCACTCTCAAAAACCACATCAATGCACCCAGATGCCGGGGCAACAATCGTCAGCGTTGCGACCTCTCCGCAGACATAACGCACACCGCTTTTTGCATTGATGGACGGAGTTGAACCGCTGACAGATACAGGTGCATTGAGCATATCGGAGATTTTCGATTTCGCATCCTCTGTGTAAACGCCAACTGCGTTGGATGAACTGCTCTGGGATGAATCTCCTGCCGCTTTGGCGAGTCCATAAAAAGCGGCGGCGTGTTGAAAATATACCGTTATCGGTTTCCTTGTTTCTACTCCTGCCTTAACCTGTGCTTCACTTGCTCCACTAATTACTAAATTGCCGTTCGTGTCTATGTAAATTCCATACAAATAATTTGTTTTATATACACCAAAGTCAGAAGAACTACCAATCGGCACATTCGCCACACCATTCGCATCTACAACAGAAATCCCGTTGACCCTCACATCTTTCGGCAGTACAATCTCCGTCCAATGTGCCACCGTCCACTGCTCTGCGGTTGAGATGGCGGTATTGCATCTGTACATTTTATTGTCATGCCAACAGATATCACCAACGGCATATGTGGCAGTGGCATCATAGGCAGACGGTTCAAAGGAGTTTATTGCACTCTTTAACTCACTTGTTTTGTCCGCGCTCCACACCTTATCGATGTCTCCTGTGCCGGCCGTGTCGTCGATGATGTCGCCCGCCTGGCCGTCGTTGCCGTCCAGGATCTGGGCCAGCTGCACCCCGTCAGAATAGATCGTGGTCGTCTTGCCGCTCTTCGAGGACGTCAGCACCGGAGAGTGTCCCGGCTGGCCGTCAGCTCCCGCC